TACACTTAATTGTCTGTTCTAAAGAACTACTATTAACTCCTTTATCAATCTGTTGTTTTCTTATAGTAGCATCATAAGAAATAATTTGACTCTTAAATAAATCTATAAGAGCCAAATCTTCTATTCCTTTTGTCTTTGCTATAAATAAAGCAGCTTCGGATAATAACATTATGGAGTAGTTGTAGTAGTTACAGTAGTAGTTACACAATCAGAACAACCATCACTTTCACAAGTGACAACTGTAATATCAATATTATAAGCACTAGATGTACCACAACTTGTACGAACTGTAAATTTAGCATTATCAGCAGAAGTTACAGAATCATTCAATTCATAAACTAACTTAGCCATTTGCTCTTTAGTCAAATCTTGATTTAGAGTTACAGCAGTACCATCTACTTTTAAAGTTCCACCCCCATTAGGAAGTTGAGTGATGCGATAAGAAGTAAATGATGAATCAGGACACCCCGTAGTACGAAAAGCAGGTGTTTCAATAAATACAAAGTTATCATTTCGACAAATACTTTTTGCTACTGCATGGCTCACTACTGTACAAGTACAAGTAGTAGTAGTAATAGCAACTGTTGTAGTAGCAACCTGTACTACATTTACATCGTAACTATCTTGTGTTACTGAACTTACATTCTTCATTGGTTTTATATTTTATGTAATAGTTTCTTGTTTACTAATTGTCCGTTTATATCCATAATAAGGTAATAATACCAAATTTCTTTGTCTTTTACAAATTTAGCTATCCTATTTCCTACTAATGGAATCATTTTTTTTAAGCTAAGTGATAAATATCTCTTATTATTCATAAATCCTTCATATACAGATGTTGTATATGATGTATGTATATTATTAAAAGCGTCTTCAAACGTATTATATACAATATCAGATACCACTCCTAAATTATGATTAGAAGATAAATTATCAAGTGTAATTAAAGATTGATTTATATAATCTATTTTCATTATAGATTTCTACTTAGAGACGTTTGAAAAGTTTGTAAATGTGTATTAAATGCTGTCATTTGAGCAGAAGTAAAAGATTGTGCTGCCCATGCTGCTCTTAAATTAGCAGTACTTGAAATATTTGGAAGATAAGAACCAAAATATATTAATTCTGTTCCAGAAGCAGGGCTATTAGTTGGCATATAAGTAGAATTAACAAGAGTCGAGTTGTTATAAAGCTCAACATAGCCATCACCTGCATCATCAAATAAATTAAGCACTACTAATCCACTTGACAAGGCTGTAAGGGGGACATTATCCCCATTTAAAACCATTATCATATCAGCTCCAGTTTGATAAAAAATATAATTGTAAGTTAATGTAGTATCAGATAAAATTGCATCTGTTGCAGAAAGACCTGTTTGATTAAGATAAACTCCTATGTGAGCAGATGTAGTAGTAAAAAAACTTCCTGAATTAAATCCTGTACTTCCTTTAGCACTTGCTCCCGCTGTTACCCCATTGCTATTATGTGTAATTGTACCAGTCCAAGTCATTTGATAGTTAGCTGTATTAATAGCGTTGTAAGAGTGCTTTGTAGAGTCTCCTCCAATAAAAGGGTAGAAGTAGTAGAACTTGGAATAGTACCCACTTGCTTTTGCACTATTTACAAAAGTATTCCAAGCATCTTTTTCTGTTGTAGATGTAATACCTGCTGCTGTAAAAAATGCTTGAGCATCACTATCATAACTAACCCCTGATGCTCCTGTATCGTTTATTAAACTAGGAAACCTTATATACATATTAATTGAATTAAGCTTCTGTTGCTACTCCTACTATGTGAACTTTAGCTGCTGTTGTGTTGTAATAACCTGAAACATAAGTGTGTTTATTGACTACTGTTGTTGTTGGTAATGTTACACCAATAGCTACAAATATTGCGTTCCATGTTATTGCTCTTGCTGTTCCATTATCTTTAATGCAAATTACAAAAGGTTGCATAGATGTAGGTGTACCAGATGTTGTAACTGTCAAACCTGCTGCTTGTGCTGTAATAACACCTATATCATCAGTATCAAAATTAAAAGTAAATGTAGCAGTAGAAGTAGTTGATTGTACTCTTGCTGTTATTCTTTTATTAGTAAGTGTATCCGTAGTAGCTCTACCTACTAATGTATCAGTAGATGTTGGAAGTGTTATAGTTCCTGTATTACTAATACTTGAAATAATGGGTGTTGTAAGTGTTTTATTAGTAAGCGTTTGAGTTGCTGTAGTAGTAACTATAGGAACACCACTTACTTGTATAGTACCACTTCCTTTAGGTACAAAATTTATACTAACGTTAGTATCACCTCCACTAGCTGTAAAAGTAGGTGTACCTGCTGTAGCAGCGTTGGCAAATCTTACTTCATTTACTGCACTTGTTACTGTATCAAATATAATAAGTTCATTACCATTAGCATCTGCAATAAATCCTAAATCTGCTATTCTAGGAGCAGTTAAAGTTTTATTTGTCAATGTTTGACTACCTGACAATGTAACTACTGTACTATCAATAGCTATTGATACAGCCCCACTACCATTATAAGAAGTACCTGTTAAACCAGTGCTTATTGTTAATGTAGCTAAATTACCACCTAATGAAACTCCAGAAATTGTACTGTTAGCTAATTTAGCATTAGCAATACTTCCTGCTAGCATTGTATTAGTAACAGTAGAAGTATCTCCTGTTGTAATTACTGTTCCTGTAACAGCAGGAAATGTAATTGTAGTTGTTCCAGCAACAGCAGTGGGTTGAATAGTAGTTGTTCCAGAAGTAGCTCCTGCTAATTGAACACTTAGTATTCCTGTTAATGCTTGATTAGCACTTGCTCTGTTTAACGCAATAGACGTTGTTCCAATAAAATGACTACTATTTCCTAATACAGCAGAAGGAATTGTTCCTGTTAATTGTCCAGCAGGAATAGAAGTAGCATTTGTAAGGTTTATTGCGGAAGGAGTTCCTAAATTTGGTGTTACTAATGTTGGTGAATTTGCAAAAACTAAACTACCTGTACCAGTTTCATCACTAATTACCCCTGCTAATTGAGCAGATGTTGTAGCAGCAAATTGAGAAAGAGGTTGTGTAGTTAAAGCATCACCACCTCCACCACCAGAAGCAGCTACATAATTTCCTTGTTGATTTAAGAATAAAGACGCGCTTCCACCATTAAATAAAGTAACACCATTTACAGATTTATTTGTCAAAGCTTCACTACCAGATAAAGTAGCAAGTGTACCTGATATAGGTAAGGTTAATGTTGTAGAAGCGGTAGTTGTTAATGTTATGGGAAATGCTCCAGATGTAGTAAAATTATTTGCTAATGATAGTCTAAATGCTTCATTAGCACTTCCATTATTCCATACATACCAAGTTTTTGTATTTATATAATCATAAATAATGTTTGGCTGCATAGCTCTTGTGGTATTTGTTTCAGAAACAGAAGCAGAATACCAAAAATCATTTCCAGCAGCACTGTCATAGCTTCTTATATATATATTATTAGTACATATCATTCCTGTTGAGTCGGTGTTTCCTACAACTCCTCCAATAGGATTTCTGAATATATTATCAGCTATAAAAGCTTTAATTGTTAAGTTTGCTTGAATACTTTTACAGTGAACTTCATCGGTATAAGGAACAAATTCATTTCCTACAATTTGAATATTTTTTGTAGGTTGGTCGTCACCAACTTCTATATCAACACCAGAAGCTAATAAATCACATCCTTTAAATATATTGTGATTTACAATAGCACTTTCTGTTGCTCCTATTTCTAAACTTGCTTTTGTAAATGTGTTTTCTTTAAATACATTTCCTTTTCCAAAAGAAGTTGCATATACCCTTCCTTGAGAAGCATAATGTAACATCCAACTTGTTTTTGTACCACTACCAAAAGTACTTCCTGCTCCAGATACATTTATAGTAACTGTACCTCCATTTCCAGATACAGCAGTAATATCTCCTTCCATGTAATAACCATCTGTTGTAGAATAAGCTCTTAATCTTTGACCTACTTTCCAGATGAGGTTAGAATTAGCAGAAAAAGTAAATGACTTACTTCCTCCTTCTATGACATTACTTGTTGTGGATACCCTACTATTATTTGTATTTTTTTCTTCTCCAAATTGATTATTAGTAATACTAAGATTATCTCCCCAAAAACGAACCAAATAAATGTTTTCTCCTCCATCTCCCTCCCATCTTCTAAAAATATTGTTATGATAAATACAACCTTCTTCTTCTGCTGTCCAGAATAAACCTGTCCCACTTAAATCACTTTCTTGTAATAAATTATAACCGTCAAATATATTTCCTTCCCAAAGACAATTCTTATTGAATGTAGAAGTAGATGCAGGTGAGCGAGAAACATGATTTTTTGTTATTGTTACATCTCTACAATTTTCAATATGCAATCCTCTTTCATAACCAATAATTTTATTTCCACTAACCAATACTCTCATTGATTGGTCGTCAATAGAAATACCGCATCTTCCATATTGATATGTTCCAGAAGGAACTGCAACATCAGACAATTCACAATAATTATTAAGTACTTGCATATCTTTACAATACGCATATACACTAATTGCATCACCTGTTGCATCAGGGGGATTCTGTTGTCTTGCTCCTACACGATAAAATTCATTGTTTTCAATTATACCTGATTTGGTAACTCCAATAGCCATTCCACTTCCGTAAATGTTTCTAAAAACACAATTACGAATTTCAATCCTTTCCATATTTGTAAATTGGAGAGGACGTGTTCCGTAATTAGCAGATAAATATGCTGATACAGGATTTCTACTTCCATCAAGCTGAACACCTTCTAAAGAAAATGTTCCGTATTCATAGAAATTTTCAGTATATGTATAATCAAAGTTTCCAAATACAGAACAATAACTCTCTACCCCGTAAAAATCAATTATTGGATTTCCTTCTCCTGCAATACTTAGTATTTGTCCTAAAGCGGGTCTAACTTGAATAGGATTTGTATTTACATACCATATTCTTTTATTGTCAAGAATAATATTAGGAGATACAGTTTGTGCTAAAGCAAATGTTACTGCTCTGTTAATAGCATTTCTTTCTCTATTTCCTGATGTACCTGTTGTATCTGCTGTATCTATAAACCAAGAGGCATAAACATCAGCTTCATACTGTCTTTTATATCTTGCTCCATTCAAAGTTACTACTATCGTACCAGTATTATCAGTAGAAGTTGTATCAGAAGCATCATACTTCCAATATCCTGTTTTTCCTTCATCTGTCATATAGACATTAGGAAATTTTGATACTTCTACAGCAGTGAAACTTCTAATATCACTAAGAGTTTTAAAAGGATTAGTATTTACTGAAAGACCATCTTCTATGATATAACTTTTCCAACTTGCACCATTCCATTTATACTGATATAGAGCAGTGGTTCCATGTACATAAATTTCAATAAAAGACCATCCTACCCATTCATTAACTACTTTTACAAAAGCATAATCTGTTGTGGGTATTCCAGCAGGTGCATTAAGAAGTCTTCCATTAGCAATTGTATTAGTAGATAAATCCACAACAAATTCAGAATGTGGCATTATTTTTAGATTGTTAAAATCAACAATCCAAACTGTACTTAATCTATCACTAAATCCTGAATTATTAAATATTTTAAAACGATTTACTTTTATAATATCTACTCCCCCGCTACTGTATGAAAATAATAATGGTACTAAAGCTAAGTTTGTATTTCTATTATTTTCTAATGTAAATATAAGTTTATCTCCTAAATTTGTATTTGCAGGTGCTGAATTATAGCCTAAAAGAGGTTGTGCAGAAGAAAAATAAGAATTATCTCTTATATTAATTATAGCTTGTGTTTCGTGCAAGTTTAAATAATAAGCATCAAACTCTACAAAACTTTTTCCTATACAACCTGTTGTAGTAAAATCATCTGTATTAATAATTTGATTATTAATTACATCATAAGTAGAACGTTCTACAGCAACAGAAAGTCCATCTCTATAATTAATAAAAAAAGGATAAGGAATAACAACATCTGTATAAAATGTATTATTTTCAGCAATGCCATACATTTCTTCATCTTCCAGAATGGCACACCATCTAATTGAAGCATGATATTGGTCTAGAGGACTAGTAGCTCCATTTTTCTTAAATATAATTGTATTATTAAATGCTTTACCATTTCCATATTGAAAATCTATGTCTCTACTATTAGGACTTGATACAACTGTATTTCTCTCGAATCTACAATTGCTCACTGTAGCATCACTAGTTTGTATCTTAATACCTCTTGTTTGACATTCTGATAAATTACAATTTTCTATAAATGCTTTTCCTGTTCTGAAAAGATTTACTGTTGGACTTCCTAAACCAAATACAGCTATCCCATCTGCATTAGCATCAAAGTTAGGGTGCGATAAAACATTTTTTACAGTACAATCTTTTATAACAATAAGTGCTCGTGTATTATTTACTAAAATACCTTTACAATCTCCCCACCAACTTTGTCCTGATAGTCCTTCACTTCTTGTTACACTATTAACATAAACATTTTTTATATCAATTCTATCAAATGTTCCATTAATAAATAAAGCAGATGCTGCATTATCTCCTGATGTATTTACAACATTCTCTACATAAGTGTTTAAAATTGTAAGATTGTTTAAATCTACTTTACAAAATCCTCCGTCTGTAACATAAGGAGTTGCGTCTGAAAATCCATAATTACCAATTCTTAAAAACCCTTTAAATTTATTATTTAATTCTACTGTACAATTATCTCCTGTTATATGAGCATTAATATTGTTATTGTGAGAAAAATTTATCATGTGTAAATCCACAATAGCATTTCCAGAAGGTACAGTAATTTTTACATCTCCTACAAATTTAATATAAACATTTTTATTTCCGTTTACACTAAGATTATGATATAAATTTCCTGTTACTTTATATTCTCCTGTATTAAATACACACACATAAGAATTATCAATACAATATGTAACAGCATTACTTAAAGGTATTGTATCATCAACAATATTATCTCCAACAGCACCAAACCACTTAACATTAACTTCTTTTTCAAATATTCTTTTATATCTTGCTGTACCAGCAACTAATATAGTTCCAAGATTATCACAAGACATTAAAGAACTTCCTACTGTTTGAGAAACAGATAAAGTATATGTACCTGTACTTCCTGTTGTACCTGTTAATTGTGCTGTAATAAATGTACTAGCTGCAACAGATGTATTATATACCTGTTGTCCTACAACTAAAGCTCCACTTGTAATTGCTGTTACAGTTAGTGTATTACCAGATATTGAACCAGTAAAGTAAGCCCCAGATGATGTATCACTACTATCATATATAAATTCTCCCTCTTTCCCTACATCAGTAATATATACTTTAGGATTTAATTTTACATCTTGTGTTGTAAAATTCCTAACTTCTGCTATTGTTTTATATGATATTCCTAATTTCATTAGTTTTTAATTTTTTATTATCATTGAACAACAGGGGGATTTTCTGTATCAATTATATCTTGCAACTTTACTGTATCAATAATTAGCTGAAATCCTTGTAACACCCCTCTAAATTGGAACAATCCAAGCATAAAATTAACATCTGCTAATTTATTAATTAAAAAAGTATAATCTGTTAAAGGTTCTACAATAGATGTAGGAACTGCTTGATATGCTTGTTCATATAATATTTCTCTTACTTCTTCCATTCTATTTAATTCTACAGAAGCAGGAAGAATCTCTCTATATACAATTTTATATTGAGCAATCTTACAAATAGTATCTCCTAATACAGGAAGTTCTACCTTATTCTTTCCTCTAATATCTTCTACTATTAAAAAATTAGGTTGTGGTGAAAGTGTATGTCCTATATTTGTTGATAAAGGAATAACAATATGTCCCGATTGATAAAGTCTTTTATCCATGTTATTATTAAGCTATTATATAATATGTACTACCGTTACTATGAAATCTAAATGATTCTAAACTTGCTACTGTAAATGTTTGTGCTGCTACTCCGTCTAAATGTCCTGTTACGGTAATACTTCCATTACTAACATTTTTAACTACTAACATCAATTCATTTGTAGGAGATGGAAGAGTTGCTACTGTTCCTGCTGTATCAAATACCACTGTACCATCTGTTGTTGCAGATAATGTTGTATTTACACTAACTACTCTTATTTTATTTTGTCTATTTGTTACAGTATAATTAGTCTCTAATGTTGTTTCTAAAGATTGTAAAGCTGCTTTTATTGTACTACTATCAGGAATAGTTGTTCCTGTAAATGTTCCTAATGTTGTAGAATTAGAAGCTACTCCAGAAAGAGTTGTTAAATCTGCAACATCAGATTCTAAAGCATCTAAGTCTACAGCTTGTGTTATTGTTATATTAGCAAGTTTATCAAATTGTGCAGGAATCATAAGTCCTGCTATTAGAGTGGTAGCTGCTGGAATTGTCGCATCACTACCTGTATCACTTACTACAATACCGTTTGAAGCAGATGATGTATAAGTGAGGTTTGTTACACCAGATGTTGCTCCAACATCTACTGTTATTATATTTCCTACTCTTGAAGCACTAATTCCATTTCCAGTAAAATTTATTTCTGTAACTGTATTAGCTGCTCCTAAATTAACTCCTTCATCTTTAAATTGTATTCCTGCTTGTTTACTATTCCAGTTAGACGCAGAAGTAATTCTTGAATCTGCAAGTGTTCCAGTCCATCCTACAGTAATAGAAGTTGCTTGTAATAATGCTGTTGATGGAGTACCTCCTAAAGTAAGAGTAACATTAGTATCATCTGTTTTTGTTAAAGCTGCTCCTCCTGTTATAGAAGAAGCAGCTGGTGTAATAGTAACATTACTAGCTGCTGTTATTAAACCTTTTCCATTTACAGTAAAAGTTCCTACTTGAGTAGTACTACCAAAACTTCCTACATTTGCATTAACTGTTGCTAGTGTTCCTGCTGCTGTAACATTTCCACTTCCATTAAACGCTGGGGAAGTATAAGCTAAATCTCCTGTTATAGAAATTGTTCTTCCTGTTGTTAATGTTGCTGCTGAACCAGTAGTATTTTGATTAAGAGTTGGGAAATCTCCTGCTACTGCTATACTTGGAACGCCTGTTCCTGTTGTATTTTTAAGAATACCTGTTGCTAATCCTGATAAAAGAGTTCCGTTAATACCCACTACTGTTAAAGATGTTGCTCCAGTAGCATCTCCTGTATGAGTAGCATTAGATACTAATCCACTATATAATGTATTAACAGCATTATCACCTGTATTTGTTCCTGTCGCAGTTCCTCCTCCAGTGGCTACATCTGCATCAGAAATAGCTGTATTTAATTGTGCTAAAGTAAAACTACCTAAAGATGTTGTATTACTTCCTTGTGATGCTGTTATAGCTCCAGTTAAAGCTGCTCTTGTTAATAAAGGAGTAGCATCAACATATACTAATGTACTATCTATCATTGCTCCTACAGCATCTTGAGCTTCTTCTGTAGTATAACCTGTAATAGTAGTATAACTAAATCCTCCACTACCATCATTAGTTAAAACTCCTGCTGAATTAGCTAAAGCTCCTATAGAAGTTAAATTAGTATAAGCAGCTTGTTTAGCGTTCCATGTTGTAGCACTACTTATATATGAATCTCCTATAGCAGTACCATTCCAAACACCTGTTGTTATAGTTCCTAATGTTGTTATAGAACTTTGTCCTACATAAGAAGAAGAAATATCAATAATAGGATTACTTCCACCTGTAGAAGTAATTCTGTTAGTTGTTCCTGTAACACTACTTACTCCACCTGCTGTTGCTGCTCCTAAATTACCATCAAGTTTTTGAATAGCTTGTAATATAGTATCAGTAGCAAGAATAGTTCCTGTTGTAGAAGTAAATCCTGTTAATACTTTACCTATAACAGCACTATTTAATAAAGTTGGATTAGGATATGTTCCACTTAATTCTCCTCCTGCTGTTATTCCTGTTATTCCTGTTAAATAAGTATCTGTATCAACACTCCATGTTCCACCACCATTTGTTTTTAAAAATCCAGAAGTTCCTGTTAATGCTGCTATAGCCGTTAAATCAGCATCTAATGGTTGTTTTGTAGCTAAAGCATCAAATACTGCATTTCTACTAGGAGCATGAGTTGTATCTGAATCAGCAATACTATCTATTACTACTGCACTTTGAGCTAAACCATCTGTATATTGGGTTATTGTAGTAGCAATAGTTAAATCATTAGTATTAGAAGTAATGGAAATTCCAGTACCTTGTACTAATGTTCTAAATTCTAAGTCAACTCCTGTTTTTTGTTTGAATATCTCACTACCAGTTCCTATATTACTAGCAGTATTTGCTTCTCCACTTCCTGCTGATATGGTAATATCGCCTGAACCTAATAAACTAGTACCATTTATTGTTTTAATATTACTTCCAGATACTAATGTAGCTTGAACTGCTATATTACCACTTCCTAATAAAGAAGTACTATTGATAGTTTTTATATTAGTACCACTAACAAGAGTAGCTTGTTTATTAGCTAATTCTGGTACAGTAGGTAAATCAGCTGTTCCTCCTAAATCTCCTGCTAATTTAAGTTTTCCTTTTACACTATTAGTAGCATCAGGAACAGAACCAGATACTAAATCTTCAATTGCTGTGAAAACAAAAGCTGTGGTAGCTAATTTAGTACTATTATCTCCTTCTAATGGGGTAGGAGCAGTAGGAGTACCTATAAAAGTAGGAGAATTTAAAGGAGCTTTAGCAGCCAATGCAGCTATATCAGCATTAGATAAAGGTTTGTTTAAATCGCTTGTATTATCTACTAATCCTAATCCAATATCACTTTTAGTATAAGACAGTAGATTTTTTATTTCTGGTACAGTTAAATCTTGTACTTCTGAATTAGTAACAAATTTATTACCTTTAAGTGTTAATGCAGGTGCTAAAGCTAGTTTTGTATTAGTTACAGAATAATCTAATACACTACCTCCTGACCCATTAGGGAAGGTAACTTTGACTGTGTGACCGCTACTAAAAGCATTACCACCTAAAAAATCTAATGTATCAAAATTCAATGGTGTAATTTCAACACCATTGTTTCTGACAATTAGATTCTTTTGATAGTTTAAATTATTTAAAGAATTTTTAATACTATTTACAGTACTAGTTAATGTAGATATAGTTTTCTCTATTCTACAATCAAAATTCTTTAATTCTTGATATTGTTTATCATTCATTAGCTACATCCACAATTAGACTGTGTAACAGGAGTACAACTATTTCTTGATTCTGTATTACCATAAGTAGGAGAACAACTATTTATATCTTTATAAATATATGTATTTCCTAATTGTTTAAAGAATTGCCAAATTGGTTGCTGATTTTGATTAGTACAAGGACTACATCCACAAGGAATAGTAGTATTAGGAGTACCTTCTACTGTAACAATAGCTTCATCTACTAATAAACCACTACAATATAGCTGTTTAGTAAAATAACCTACTGCTCCTATAACATCAAAACTAGCTACGTTATCTATTAATTCTACATTTAGTAAACCTACTATAGAATTACTTTTTATAGCGTAACTTGTAAATCCTGTATTACAAGGTCTATCTCCTGTACTAATATTTATTTGACCTCTTGTACCAATAGGTACACTAACTATTTGGTTTCTAGCATCTGGTAAATTACTTGTAGTAGTAATTATAGTTGTAGTAAGAACAGCTATAATATTATATGTAATCAAAGCATTTGCACTTTCTCCACAACTACCTATAGATTTATAAGAAAATGAATATCCTCCTACAACATCTGATGCTGATGTACTTATTTGAACTAAATCATTATTATTAAATATAGTACCTACACTCATAGGAACTCCATTTTTTAATAATAATCCATAAGCCGCTAAAGCAGTTAATTTATAACTACCTGTAAAAGTACAATTATCAGTTACATTAGGTATTGGTAATATAATATCATTAGTACTATTTCCTGCTGTAATATTACCTGCTGATACTCCTATTGATATAATTGTACCATTTGTAGTAGTAGTTGTCGTACTAGTACTAGTAGTTGATGTAGTAGTTGATGTAGTAGTACTTGTTGTTGTAGATGTAGTAGTAGGTGCAGCACTAATTGTAATTGTAATAGTTGCTATATCATTTCCACAACTTCCTAATACTCTATAATCAAAAGTAAATGTACCTACTGGTGCTCCAGGCACTACTTGAAGTCTTACATCATCTGCATTAGTAAAATTAGTATCTAATCCAATAGGAGTACCATTAACTAACCAACTAGCACCAGTTGGTAAAGCAGTAGCTAATTGAAAATTACCTGTAAATGTACAAGCTGTTACAACAGGGTCAGGAAAATTAATATCTCCTCCTACACTACCTTGCTGAGAAGTACCTAAATTAAAATCATAAGCTGTAATACTAGGAGTACTACTTGTTGTAGTACTAGTAGTAGTTGTAGTAGTACTTGTAGTAGTAGTACTTGTTGTTGTGCTAGCAGGAGTACATAATCCTGTGGTATCGTAGTTAAAAGCTAGATTAGTTTCTCCTGAACTAGCAAATATTAAATTAAATATATCAGCTCCAGTTCCTGTATTAATAGGAATATTAGAGAATGTCCATACTGCTGTTTTAGCTGCTCCTGTAGAAATGTAAGTAGGAGTAACTGCACTAAATCCAGGAACACCACTCAATGTAATTGCATTTAAACCCGCTTCATTATTAAAATTCTCATATACACAAGTATTAATAATTAAATTAGCAGTATCATCTCCATTACATTGTAATAATACAGTAGCTCCTTGAAAACCATTACCATTAGGTCGGCTAACTACAAAAGATTTATATTTACATATAACTCCTGTATCAGCCGCATTTCTAAACCAAATATCTGTAAAAAAGCCTTGTGATGATGTACCTGCATTAAGAGCATTTACTATTGCAGTTGGTAAATCACTATAATAATTATTAGGGTCAAAATTTAAGTTAGCCCCATCTGTAATAGCTGCCCAATTACTTCCACTATCATAAGAAACTTCAACAGTAATTAAATTAGAAGATACTTCTATACCTAATAAATTATTATTACTTTCTCCGCTACCTGAATAATAAGTATATGGAAATACTATTTTATTTAAAAATGAACAAGCCATTATTTTACAAGATTATAATTAGTTCGTTGTCTTTCTAATGGGGAGAAAATAATAACTTCTTCCTCATTGTTAAATACTCTTTTATAACATTCTTCTTTGTTATTCCAATAAAGACAATCTTCTATTGGAGTAGAAGAATCTGTTATTTTATATCCTTTTCCCATTAGAGTCATTCCTATACCCCAATTAAAAGGTTCATTTATATGTTCTAATCCTTCGATATTCATTATACAAAATTTGAAATACAGTTTATAGCAGTAGGCGAAGTCATTACTCCATTTGAATTACTATCTATATTAGTAGCTGATTTCCATGCAGTTACTACATTAGTAGGATTATGAGGTGAATTAAGAGTATCTGCATCAAAGTAATTAATTAAACTTACTGTTGGTGAACTAGGTACTTGACCTATGCAATACACATCTCTAGTTCTTAACACATCATCTTTATATTTTCTAGTTACATTATCATCACCTAATACATTTCTTTCCCAATGGCTAGCTTCTGTCTGCAATGCTACTACACTATATTTAGCTCCCATATCAAAAGTACATTTAGCTGTTCTACTTTGTCCTGTAGGTCTATCTACAGGGTCACCATCTTGTTCTTGACCTCTAGGTTTATTACCAAATGTACCAAGTAATAACATATTTCTTAACTGTACATCACCTAAAAAACTATTTGTATGATTAGGACTACTTCCAGAAGTAGTAGAAGAAAAATAACAGTCAAACATTTCATACATATATTTTACTAAAGCAACTCCATAAGTTCTACCTTGCCCACTACTAAAGTTTTCAGTCAAGTAAGCAAAAGTATTAAATCCAGTATTACTTGCTAATCCTCCTATTTGCGAACTAGGATTTTTAACGACATTGCAGAATTGAATGTAAAAATCTCTATGTGTTTTAGCTTTAAATCTATACCAATCTCTCTGACCATTACCTTCATTATAAGTCATATCATAAGTCATATCTGCTGTTTTAGGCATACTATCTCTAGTAATATCAGCAAATGAACTAAATGAAGTTCCCCAAGAAGCATTTAAAGCAGCTATATTGGCATATCTACCACTACCTGTACTACCTAAAAATACTCTATAAGCAGCTATATTATCATCATGGTATCCACTATCTGTTACAGGAGTTGCACTTCCTGTACCTTGTCTATTTTGTAACATAAAGGCAGTTTCTCCTAATGCTCCATCTAATAAACCAATACCTTCAATAACTCCTTTTAAAGGGTGATTATTAATATAATTACATACTCTAGCTACATAATTAAAAAATGAAGTTCTTGCAAATGTATTATGATAAGCAAAACTAGCTTTTAAATTCAAATCATAACCATTACCATTTACTTTAACTCCATATCTATCTATGTCATAACATGAATCAGGTAAATATTTAGTACTAGAAGCACCTAATTGAAATCTTGTATAAACTCCATTACTTATTTTATCATGCGTATCCCATCCTGATAAAGCATCTCCTGTTGGAATTTGAGGTTTGAATTTAAGTACTGTTTTAAGACCATCTGAATTTAACTTCCAAAGAAGCCAATCAATTTCATCATAATTAAATACTCCTTGTTGTCTTTCAGTCTGCCCCCATTCAAAGTTATTATATGATATTACCTGAACTCTATTTTTTACATCATCATAAAGTCCACTATCTATAACTCCCAACAAACCATCAAAATTCCAAACTACCTTTCTTTCATTAAATGGTCTAATAGCAGGATTTAAAATACCGCTTACTGTTGTAGTAGGAGCTGCTGTAGTTGTAACAGGAACTGTAGTAGTAATAACTCCAGGAGCAGTAGCTAAATAACTAATATATAACCTATTACCCTTTGTACTACCTGTATATTCATTACTACCTATTGTAACTTTAAAATCTGTAGGAGCAAAAGCATCAGCAAATAAATCCCAAAATAAAATAACTCTTTCTCCTGTACTTGGTTTAACCCAAATCCATAATAGAGGCTGACTATGTTTAAAAGCTAAAGCTGCTTGTCCTGTATGATTTTCAAATACACTAGTGTTATAGCTGTTTTCTCCAAATCTCTTATATTCAAATTGATAAAATTCAGCAGTTTGTGTACCATTTAATACATCTTTAATACCACTTGCTCCATATCTATAATGAGCTTTAATAAATGCGCTTACTGTTCTATTTTCAGTACCTATATAATCTCCCAAATCAGTAGGACAAGGTAATGAACTTTCACTTCCTTGATAATTACCTGTTTTAAAACTACCTCCCATACAGGAGTTAGGACTACCATTAATAGAGGAATATCTTATTTGAGCATAAGGATTATAACTTCCCCCATGTTTCCAATATTCATCATGTACTAAATCAGGAAATGTCAAGTTAAATAATACAGTATCTTCTATAATATTAGAAGGATAAGGTACTCTATTATCAGTTACAGTAACTTTACCATTAAGATTTTGAGGATAAGAACTTGTAGTAGAGTTAGGTTTAAATTTAGTTTTTATATTACTTCTTCTTCCTGGGTCACCAACAGGTTTATCTTCTAAAGGCCAATAATAACCAACTGTTTTAACATTAGGACTAAGTTTATTTTTAAGAGCATGACCATCTATACATTTTAAAACCATATTTTCAACACCTTGCCATTTAGTTATTGGTAAATAACCCCCTTGATTAAATCCGGGGTTATAAGTATGAGGAGTATATCCAATACCTACTTGATTAATAACGTCTGTTTTTAAATTACTTACAGCAGGTATATTTCTATGAACAGCTAATATCTTATCTACATTATTAGTATCTACTAAATTATTAGCAAATCCATCATTATTAGAACCATCTAAGCTATAATTTTCTCCTGCAAAAGTAAATGTAACTCCTGTTGAAATCAAATCATAAAAATATTTATTATGTGTTACAGATATTCGTTGAGCAATATAAGCCATTGCAGATTGAAAATTAACATGAGAATAATCCCACATCCAAGCATCTTGACTAGGATTACCTGGTTCAAAATCTACTATAACAAATTTAGCATTAGAAGAAGCTTGACCTATTATATAAGTATCTACTAAAGTATTTAGTTCTCCTGTAGAAAAAGTCTGTACTCCATTAGGATTATTTTTACCCATAGCTTGCATCCAAGCAGATACTTGCCCTGCATAATGAGTATAGAAAAACCCATCTCCAAATTTACCATCAACTTTATTTTTATTAAATGTTGATTCATCTTCTAAATTTGTTCCTGTACCATAAGTTTTAGGAGCAATTGAAAAAGAAGATAAATCACTAAATACCTGTATATTAGTAGGTACTTCATTAGTCCATAATGATTGAGGTGCTTGAATTATTTGCGTTAAATTAGTTTGTGTTGAAGGCATTTTAAGGAGCGTTATAATAAACATGAGAAGTATAACTTGCTATTTTTACTGGTAAAGGATTATTAGAATCAAAATATAATCTCCATGCTAAACTATTAGGGTTATTAACATTACTTACTAGTGTACTAAATCCATATTTAAGTATATTAACTTCTTCGTTAGCTGGTATTGGATTCTGACTTAATATCCTTGCATCAACTGGATTACTTGCTCCATTAATTTTATAATAAACTGTTAAACCTTGATTATTACCATTATCTACAAATTTAACAAATCCATTACCTAATGAAACAACTTCTATTTCTAAGAAATCATCTTCTTCTTCATCTGGTTGCCATAATAGATTACTAATTTGATAATTAACAGGAGCAATAGTTGTAGTAGTTATTGTAGTAGTAGGAACTAAAGTAGTTGTTGGGTCACAACTAATTATAACATTACTAAAATCTTTATAAAATCCTTCTAATGAATTTTTATAAACTCGTACTTTAGGAATTACATAATTACCATCAGGAACTATAAAAGATGCTATATACTTTCCATTCCCATTAGGAATGGATGTTGAGTTTACGCATTGAGATTGATTATAATCTCCTCCTAATTCTACATTCTGACTTGTTAAAAATTTAATACAATAAACTCCTATTGTATCAACTTCTACTGGTTGTATATTCATTATTATACGGCTAAATCTACATTTATATTTCTACTACATCCTGTTGATTCAGAATAAAAATCTATATTAAGAGTTTTGTCTGATATATCTACTCCACTTATATTTCTTGGTAATGTAAATACTCCGTTAGGTGAACCACCAAATGATACTAGAATAACATCTAAATACTTAACTGTTATTGTATAATCAGGTTGCGAACTTCCTATTGGAATATTAAAATCATAAGTAGTATTTGATGAATTATAAGTTACAATAGGTGTTCCTAAAGTAAATGTACATACCACAGAAGTTGTTGTATTTATACTAAATACTTCACTATCACTACATGACATTCCTTTATCTAATTGGAAAGTATAATTTCCATTAGTTAATGGAATATGATTGAAGTCAATAGTATTAACTCCATTAACTATACTTACATTTCCAGATTGTAAATCAGTAACCCCTTGTTTAATTCTCCAATCTAAATTACCTGTTCCACTAGCAGTAAATGATACTCTAGTAAGAGTAGGATTGATATTTGTTACGCTGATAATACTAATGTTGCAACAAATATTATTGGTGATATTAAATGTGGTTTGTTTATATTGATTTGTACAATTAGAAGGTGTTATGATAACAGAATAAGCTCCGTCGCATAAAGCAGTGCCTAAATTTAGATAAAATGTATTTCCTATCCAAGTGGTAACAACCCCACTTTGTAACTGTATTCCATTTTGTAATATAATCCAATTCCAATTAGCTACATTTGCACCAACATAATCTATTTTAATTTGATTTGGTAAAATTACAGTAGCAGTAATTGAATTTAAGTAGCATCCACTTCCTGTTGTTGTAGAAGTAGTTGTTGTAGAAGTAGTTGTACTTGTTGTTGTAATATTGTTACAAATTACTGGCATTAGATTACAATCGAATGTAGTACTGCATTGGATATTATGTTGAATTGACTGCTTACAAGTCTGATAAGTAATTTCTATAATATTATTACCTATCATATTATAAGGTAAACTAAAATAAACAGAACCATTAACAAGTGTTATATTATTTCTTGCTACTGTAATATTCAAATTAGTTATTAGTACATTTACTATACCATTTGTAAGAGTTGTCTTAGCTTCTACTAATATAAAGGAAGGATTATTACAATTAATAACTACACTATTAATAATAAAATTACAATTAACTGTAGTAGTTATATTTGATGTTGTTGTTATTTGCGATGTAGTTGTTATTGGGTTATAAGTAGTGGTAACAGGATAATCAGTAGGACATAAATTAAGATTAACATTAGGTTCTACATAATCAGGGTCAGTTATTGTATTACATTTTTTAATAGGATTTCCATAACAATCAAGTACAGGTATAGGTTCTCCATTTTCATCAAGAATATCTTTATATACTTTTATTAAACTTGTATATATAACTCTACCTGTATTCATATCAAATTTATTAAATAACTTATTCCTAAATACAATCCTATAATTGTTAATGCTAATATCATCATCAAAACAAATACTATTAATAAAGCGATTGAAAATCTAAAAGCACTTGTCCAAAATCCTAATTTAATATTAGGTACATTTAATCCTATTGCTTTTTCAACATGATAAGGGTCTAAATAATCTAATCCTTTTACTACAAGTTTACCAATACAAGTAAGATTATTAAATTCTTTATTCTTACCTAATACATAAGATACTGTTTCATAAGGATTTCCAAATTCATGTATTCTTTGTACAATAAATATATCATTAAGTAATTCTCTACAAGAAGTATTTATAGCTATATCAATTTGAATTGCTATATATAAATACTTCTTGTTAGATTCATTAGCATTTGTAATCCACCCATATAGTAGCCCTAATGGAACAACTACTATTAATAATTCAAACGCAATTAATGATAATAGAAATCCCATTACTTTTCTTCTACATTATCAACTTGTTTAACCTCTTCTTGCTTTGGAGTAATTGCACTTAATATAGTCTGAACAGCTTCATTCACTTTAATATGGTCTGCTCTATTTAATTGTACTGTACTTGCTACATTATCAAGTATTTGTAATGCTTCTAAAGTTGTCATAATTGTTTTGTTATAATTGGTTTATTGTTATATTAATTCACATAATGGGTCACTACCTATCCATTCTTCTTCATATTTCTCACAACAAAAATCTGCTCCTATCCATTCTTCTTGAAAGAATTGAATTGGAGAAGATTGTAGTAATACTTTTTGAGAAATAGGCTCATATAAATTACAAGTACATAAACTATTAACAAGTTCTTTATAAGAATTATAATCAGTATATTGTACCCAATCAAATACCTTATATAACGATTGTAATATAAAGATTTTACCTTGTATTGTCTTATTAGGTATTAAATATCTTTTTAGCTTAATATCTTCTACATATAAAGCTAAAAGACATTTTTCTATTTGATTCTTAACATCTTGCAGTACCATAAGTAGCTAGTAATTCAGCAATAATATCTTTCTTCTCTTGAATAGTAGCACTAGGACTTTTAACTATTTCTAATTGTAATAACGACTTGGTTAATTTAGCTTGTTCTTTAATACAATCTGTACATCTAAGATTTAATACTTCTTTAGTAACTTTTAATTTAGTATTACAAAGATAGTCAGCATATTTAGAAACTAATTTTCCTTTATATGGAATATCAAAACTATTTTGAACAGGTCTTTTTAGAAATAGAGCGTGAGGAGTACTCATAGTCTTATCTATCTCATATATATCATCAAGATATATATAATTAAAATCAGAAAAGCTGTCATATATGTTAGGGGCTGCTATAATATTTGAGCCTATTTCATATAAGACAGCTTGTACTGAATTAAATAAATAATAATCTACTTTATATAAACCATCATACTCAACATCAAAAGATAGTTTAGTATTAAGACTAGGATTAAAGAAATCAATTAATCTTGGATTGGTAGCCTGATTAAGTTCTTTCTTTAATCCTAATTCTTCAATAGCTAATACAGCTTTTTGATAACCATATTCTGTACTAGCATCCTGTATATCTAATTGTTTTGTATCACAGTTATCTTTAAATGTGAAATCAATCATTATAGATTTGCAGTAACTAAGAATGTTTTACCAGTTAATCCTTCGATAGTTTGAGTAATGTAACTCATATTAGTACCTGATGGTACAGCTATCATAAATTGTTGAAATACATTGAATACTTGTCCATGACTTTCATTAGGTTGATTTTCATTAGTCCACTTAATAAGATACATATCCCATGTAGTAGCACTATTGATAGGAAAATCTTCCATAGGAAGTTTAAATTTTCTATCTGACATATATCCACGACCAGCCCAAATAGCCCATTCTTTTTGTAAAGCCATTAGTTGGTCATAAGTACCTGAACCAGTGTCTCCATCATTAGTTGATACTACAGTAGCTTCACAAGTAACACAAGGTAAACAAACATCTTCTTGGTCACGAGTCATAATAAGACTTACTGTAATTACTTGACCTACTTTACCAATAATGGTAATACCTGCTGATGATACAGTGACAGAATCAATAATTTTAGCTTGACCATCATTATCAATTTCCGCTTTAAGTGCTGTATAAAGTGCTAATGAATTAGCAAATTTACCTGTTACACTATATGTACGGAAATAAGATTCGATACCTCCAAAACCTTCATACAATGCTTTAGCTACAATTTTAAGTTCAAATTCATCATATACTGATGAACCAACACAATCAATAGAAGCTACTTTAATTGGTTTTACAGGAGCGCGATATGGAAATTTACGAAGTTCAAAATTACGATTACAAGGTTGCTTCAATTCTCGACTTAACCAAGCACCACCACTAGTTTTACCTAAAGCTGCATAAAATAAATCTACTTTACTTGTGGGTGATACACTAATAGTTTGATTAGTTACAGAATCTATTCCGTACAATCCTAATTGACCTGCTGTAAGACTTTCAACAGCAGTATTTTGGACAACAGAAGAAGCTATAAAAAGTTGTGAGTTCATTGTGTTATGTTTACAGTTTTAAGATTAATTACTTTTTGTTGTGATTCATCTGTTATTACGGATAGTTTAAGAACTACTTTATTAATAACATAATGTTGTATAGTCTCTGGAAAGTTAAGAGTTTGTCCTATACAGTGATTTATTTTGTCTGCTTCAAGAAGCTGTCCGGTATAACTTAAACAGAATCTAGCGATTGCATATTTAGATTTAATCTTTACAGTATTACCTTCAATAGTATATCTAATACTAGATGAAGGTTTATATAAATTGTAAACATTATAATCTATATCTGTAGCTGGTTTGATAGTACTTCCTAATTCTATCAAATCTCCATAATAATTTTCGGTTGAATCTCCAATTATTATATCGCATTTCTTATACCAAACTCCATTATATTGTACATCACCTAATGCTTTATAGATTTTATTTTCTTTTATCTTAGTAACTTTAGTAGTACAAGTAGTATCGTAAACTAATGCTTCTCCACTATTTGTACTACTAAAATCTTGGGGTAAAGAAAACTTCCATTCATTATCACTTACTTTTGTAGGTAAGGTACAATAAGACTTCATTAAACGTCTTATTATACCTTCTTCTACATTAGTTCTATCCTTTAAATCCTTTTCATTAGTATTGTTAATTATATCATAAACTACTGAATTTATAATATAGTCCAATTCTTCGGCTTCATAATCTCTAAGAGTATATGAACCTAAAGTTAATTGATTAACAATATTAAAATGAATTTGCTGGCTTGATAACATTAGTTGCTCTATAATTAGCAATAACTGCTTGTAATTGCTGAATTGTATTAACATTTACAGGGTCTAGTAACCAACGAATCATTTCTTCATCTGTAGTAGCTAACTTATTTACACCATGAAAATATGTACTACCTTGTTGATTAATAGCTCCACTATGAACTAATTCACGAATAAATGCTTTTTGTTCAAGATTATAACCTTCTTCTGTAGCTTCTACAATGACATTAGGTTTAGTTTGAGATAGTTGTATAATACCAGCTTCTAAATCTAATCTATTATATGTACCAATTTCAATAGGACTTACATCAGTATTAAAGATTTGAAGAATGAATTTAAGTATTTCATTATTATCTTTTTTACTAATTAAAGTAGCTGTTCTACGAAGAACTAAAACTGCATCTTTAATTGCCTTATTTTCTTCTTCTTTTTGTTTAGTAGTATCCAAACAAAAGAATTTATATTGATTTTTATAAGGCCAATCTACAACTGATTTAGCAACTTCAATATCATTCTCCATTAGATTTAATAATATATAACCATTAACATCTACTGGATGAATTACACCATTCTCATCTTTAGAATAAGAACCATCTATTTCTAAACCATCCTCTACTTTATTATTCTTACCTATCTTTCCTAATGGGATTTTATATTCAAATTCAGCCCAAAAGTCTGATACTTTTTCTGTCCAATTAGGATTATTAGGGTCTACACCTACTGCTTTAATAAATTGAGGACATTTAGTTTGTTCAGAAACAGGAATACCAACTGATAGTCCTGTTTCTCCAAATCCTGCTGTGTAAGATACTGTTTTATTATCAAAGTTTTCTATAAATGACGCGGGTAAATACTCATTATTATTTACAGAAAACACTTTTGCTTTTCTTTCTATTAACATATTAAGATAGTTTACATTTTACATAACCAAGACCTAGAGGTTGATTAACATGAACTCCTTGAGAAGCCATCATATGTAATGAACTTGCATCAATATCAGTTGCAATATCACCACCTTGCTTTCCTTCAATATAAGCCATACCTCTAACCATACCCTCTACATATTCACGACCTTCTTCATATAGATACTCAATATTAGGTGCTGTCTTACCATCTCCCATACTAATTTCAGAGAAGTTAAGAATAATACCTTCATAAGAAGTAATAGGACGACCTGTAACAGGGTGACGAGGAGCAGATTGTGCTATTGCAGAAGTATCAAAGAATGGGTGATGCGTAAAACGATAAATAGCACCGCTTCTATGTTGATATTGAGTAAAATATCCACCATAAGTCAATCCACCTTCATTATTCTTCTTAACTACAATATCAGAATTTTGAATAAGATTCAACGTATTCATACTACGTTTCATTGCATAATCAATTTCCTGAAATAAACCATAACCTGCCATTACATCAATAACTTTAGGCTTAGTTAAATCTACATCAAGATTAGAACTAATATCCAAAGTATCTGTAAGGAATGTATCAAGTTTACGTTCTGTCATACGTGTATATGACATAATATGAGTATCAGGAATTTGCTTGATAATACCATGTCCAGAAGGAATTGGCTTACCAGAATCCAAATCTACATTTTGAGTAAATCCATTGTCGTCTTCATTCATACGAGAAAGAAGAATATCATTTTCTTTCTTAGCATTCCAAGAAAGTTCTTTCAAATACTTCTCCCAATCGTAATACATATTAAAACTTTTACCATCTGCTTTGATAGTAAAGTTCAATACTTTCTTTGCTGCATTACCTGCTACGTTAATAGATTCACGAATTAAAGAAAGTTTATTCTTAACATGACTGGGGCCATATCCTCTACTTTCAGTTCCTCGTGAATGTTCTAGTGAAACTTTAACAACACCTTCTGCCCAAATTGAATTAGCACGAAGATATTCAGCACGAATAAAATCAGTAGATTTACCAAATACTTGACATTGGAATTTCCAACTACTACCTTCTTTTACACCGTTGTCTTTAATCTGCATTTGAGCATTACCCATAATACCACCAGCAGTAACTACTTGTCCTTTATAAAAATGTCTATCTTTATAAATAACATAAAAAGGCTGATAATTAAGCCCTACGGTTGCAGTACCATATTGAATAGTTCTTGCAACTACAGATACTTTTTTTGGTTTTCCAAAAATCATATTGTAAACCATCCCATCATAAGATGTAACTCCTCTTTTACGACCCCTTCCTTGTGTCTCCATCAGGATAGGAAAGTTCTTAACTCCAAAGTTAGCATCACTTCCAAAAGCATATACTGCTTGACTATTAATATAGCTAGCCATAGCAGGGTCTATACCAGAAGATTGGCGAATAGAATCTAGGCTTGCCATACCTACATACTGATTCTCATTATAAATTCCTTGACTAAGAACAAGGTCTTGACTAAAAGGATACATATTATATTGTTAGTTTATTATTTATGTTCCGAAAACGATACTTTTTAATTCTCCTAAACTTGATATTACATCTCCTTTTGAAGCTGTTCCTGTTTTACCAAGTAATTGATGAACAGGTTTGTTCATTCCACTAGGTTTAGCATTAACAGGTTTATATTCAATAGGTAGATTATTAGCAAGGCAATATGCAAAATAATTTAATAAAGTATGCTGACTTCCATCAAACTTATCTACAATTCCTTGTAATGGTATTTCCCCATTAGAGGGAGTAGTTAATTTCTGTACTTCACTAAGTACTTTATTATCTAATCTGACACCATTAAAATTATTAGTTTTAAAAGCATTTTCTACTTCCCTTTGAAATGCAAGTTGTTGTTCATAGATAGCTTTATTTTCTTCTAAGATTCTATTCTTTTCAGCATCAATTTCAGCTTGTCTTTGACTAGATACTGCATTAATTCCTTTTTTAACGAAATCAAGAAGAGTACCATTATCTTTTCTTTTTTCAATCAAAGCATCTGCATCATCTTCATCAATATCTTGAATAGCAGTGTATAACCACTTAGCTAGCTTTTCATGTTCTTCTACTTTATCATCTTCTATTACAATAGAAGCATATTCATTTTCAAGGCTCTTAATATATCTAAAAGAATTAATATCTCCACCTTGTTCGATATGTTCCTTTAGTTCTATAATATCTTGATTTTCAAATCCTTTGTATTGACTTTGAATTTGATTGACCTTATAATTTGCAAGTTCTAAAATAGCATCTACTCCTTGTTGAGTAGGTTTAAAATCTGCAATTTCTAGTCTCGAAGCTACATAATTAATTAATGCCTCTTCCGAATCAATAACATCCTCTTGTTGAGGAGGTTCTGGTGGTGTAACAATAGTATTAACCACTGGTTTAACAAGAGGAGTTTCTACTATTACATCTTCTAAAACAGGATTATTAATCACCTGTTCTACAATAGGTTGTGTAGAAATATCTTCTGTTTTCGTTAATTTGGCTAATTCTTCAAATACATTATTCATATATCAAATATTTAAGTTTATTACTTATTTTCCAAATTTCTATAATACTATTTATCAATTATTTTTTTAGCTTAATTTTCAACTTTGTTTTTTAGCAGGTTTGTTTTCTTTAGCTACTGCTAATTGTCTGTCTGCTACATATTTTTTCGTTTCGTTATTTTGTGTAGCAATGTCTTTCTTTGTTTTAATATCTTGCATTTTAATTTGATTCTCATTAATTCCTGCCATTAAATCAAGTCTCATTTTCTCAAAATCAATAGTACCATCATTTCCAGTACTAGCTTGGGCAACTGATATGATTTTATTAATAGCTATTTCTGCATTTACATCTATTTTATATTTTTCTAATGCTCTATCAGCATCTTGTTGTTCAGCTTGTAATTGAGCGATTTGCATACTAGTCTCTCTATCAGCTTGTGCTTGTTGTTGCTCTTGTTGTCTAAAAGCATTTTCAGCAAGTTCTACATCTCTAATAACACTTGCATAATTATTAGATTGAGAAATCATTTTCATAAAAGTACTATGTTGCATACCATTCTGTAAAAATTGATTAGCTTGATTTTTAAGAATGTCTAGTACTTCTTTTGTTTTATTACTATTCTTCACAAATATACCATGATTAATAATACTATAATTTTCAGGAACTTGTAATTTAACCACATCTGAATTACTTCTTATATATGTTAAATTCTTTCCTGTTCTATAAGCATATTTACTTAAATCTAATAATCTTTGTAAATCACTCTGCTGATATTGTTCAAATTCATCATAATATAAATCTATAATTGCAGTTGATTGTTGTAATCCTTGATTTACTGCTGTAGCACTATCTTTAGCACTAATATCTCCACTTACGAATCTATTAAAACCAAAGAAATCTTCTGCTTCTGCTTTAATACTTTTTCCATACTCAATAAGAAATCCAATATAATTACCTAAACTCAAATCAATTTGTTTAAGCATCTGTACTGCAATAGCTGCTTCTGGTGCAGAATCATCTAAAAATAAAAGTTGAGTAGTATCAGCAAAATATAATGTTTCAGCAATAGGGTGATTCTTACCCTTTTTCTGCTCTTCCATCAGTACCTTTATATCTGCTTCTTCATTTTCTCCCCATTTATGTTCTATCCTATCTTTACTACTAGTACCTGCACTAGAACCTCTAAGTAAACTTAATGGTATAGTAGCAAGTTTATCTTTGTTTTTATTAATAGTATATTGAGTTTTAAATTTAATTACATCATAAGCTTCTTGATATTGATATATCTTTTCTGGTATAGCTAATTGCTGTACCATATCATTCATAAATGTAATTCCTGTATAATTCTTTTTAGCTTTAAAAGGATTATTAGTATCATATCTAGGAAACTCTACACAATCTCCTCCTATATGATATTTATTTGCTATTGTATATCCTTCTCTAATTTCTTCTTTCCATTCACTATATACAATATCATCTCCTATATAATCCTCATCTACTTCTATAAATCCATCTTCCCCATTAGGGACAAAGTGTACAAGTCTAAAAGAAGTCCATTGAGTATGTACTACATCAATGTATGTAGAAGTTGTATTTTTATTGCTCGCTCTTCCATACATATTATACATATAATCCGTTACTCTATCTGTAGGAAATTCAGATGCTCTTTTAGCTGTACTAGTCCTACCATAACTTTCAAGATATTCAAAGAAATCAGGATATTCACTTAAATCTTGTCCTTGAAATACATCTACTATTTCCTCAAATGTAAATGCAAATTTAGCTCTAACTACTTCATAATCTTCTGTAAATTTAACATTATTACTTCCATACTTATCCAACATCATTGGATGAACTGTATATCGAATAACATCATCATATCTTACATCAGCGTAAGATTCACATCTATTACTACAAAGGAAATGATAAAATTCCATTGCGTATTTAGAATGTAAATTATCCTTATCTAATATGTAATCTAATATATTTTGTCCTGATATAGTTTCTTCATCTTTAATACTTAATACTTTTTGACTTATAATATCAGGACTTAATTCTTCTACTGGTTCTTGCCCTTGAAGCTGACCTGTTTGAACAAGCATATTAATAAACTTTCTTTGAAGACTTTCTTCAATAAGCGATTTTTCAGCTTGTTGTTTAAGATTATCAAAGTTACTATTTTTAGTATATACTATTGGTTCAAAAGGTCTTTTTTTAAATTCTCTTAATGCTCTAAGAAACAATGGACTAATAATATCATAACGTCTTAATTTCTCAGGATATTTTTGAAATTGTTCTCCTACAAGATGATATGGATTTTGAATATGATTATATTCAGTTACATCCATAATACCAGCAGCTATTTTGAATAGCTTTTCTACTGCAATATCCTTAGATTGTCTAGCAAAACTAAATCCATTCCAGTACTTTAAACATTTAACTTTCCATTCTCTATCTTTCTTATGTTTAGAAATCTTTTGAGACGGATATACTTGTAGTAGATTCATTAGAATAATTGTAAGTCTTGTAAACTATTTCTTTGTGATTTACTTCTTTTACTTTCTTGATATTCAATTTCTCGAATGTGATACATTCCTATCAACCAAGATGAAATTCTATCTGCATTTTTACCATATTCATATTTCTTAATTTCTTCAAGAAGTCCTCTATCATAAATTAAATCAATATTATATATAGTAACTCCATCTTCATTTTGTCCTCGTGGTGTAACTAACCATTCTTGAAAATATTTTAATCCTTGTTTCTTTCTTCCTTCTGTCATATTCATACCAAAAGCTCTTTTCATTTTAGCTTTAGTAACAATATCTTCATTAAATCCTATTTCAAATTGGTCTGCTAAATATAATGTTAATTTTCTTCCTTTACTATCTGTATGTTTTTTAGCATAACTCACTAATTCTCCTACTTGGTCATTTTCTAATGCTATTTGAGCATTATAAAATTCAGCTAACAAAAATACATTTTTAGCAAATTCATCAGAACCATTAAAACCTTCTGGTCTTGCATTATACCATGCTGGACAAATATCCCCTTTATATCTTGTATATCTATTGGGTTGTTCATATACATATACACTACCTATAGACCCACTTTCTGCTTCATCTTGTGTATAAGCATCTACATGAATTGTATATAAATCTGATGGAACAATTCCTCTTACTCTATAAGGTTCTTGAAATATACTTATACAACCTTTTTTACTATTTCCGTCATTCTTAATAGGATATTGTTCAAATGGTATAACATCATCAGGAAAAAATTGTATATCTTTACCTATTTGTTTTAACCATCCATAACTACATATCTTCCTATCTATATTACTTTTTTTAAGTAATTCTAATCTACTTGCTGCTAATGCTCCTGGCAATATACTACCTGTTACTTTTCTAAAGGCATCAGAAGGTTTTCTTGGATATTCTGCTTTATGCTTATCAAGACGAGTTATATCTTCACCTTTTTGTAATTCAGCTTCTATTTTATCAAATTTCTGCTTTGCTACATCTTTAAGACTATTACCATTTTCATCTTTGTCCGTAATGTTAGTATAACAATTTGTAAAAAATGATATTGGTTTTTCAAATTCATCATAAGGATTATTACATTGAATTAATCTATAAGCAGCCGGGTCAGCCATTGCTTTTTCCATAAATTCAAAATTACCTCCTTTATCACCACCTGTACCAAATGCTCTACGCTGACCATAAATAACTCCATATTCATTTACAGATGCTTCTGTTACATTCCATACATCATCCATAGAAGGAAAAGAACCACTCTCTTCAAAAAGAATATCTCCACGTTTACCACGAGCTTTTCCAGGTTTAGCATCTATAATTAATCCAGATACCGTACTACTAAAACCTTCTGTAATAGTACCTCCTCCTACATTTTTCTTTAAACCAGTACTATATTCAAATTCACTTAATGATTCTTTATAAAATTGTTTACTAAGAAACCAACACTTACCTTGAATAAAACTTCTAATCTTATTAAACTTATCAAATATACCATCACCTATTAAATAAGGTTCTGTTTCAGCCATTATAAAAGTATTACTATCAGGTACTAAAAACTGATTATAATTAGCTTTAGCTCCTCCTTTCCAACTATTATGAGTTACTATAAAATCTCTTGTTAAATATAGATGTTCTTTATTATCTACTATTATACAAGATTGCTCTTCATATAAACCAGTAGGATAAATATCTATTATAGATGTAGAAGATTTAGTTTGTTTTGTTTTATTAATTCTATTTACTTTTCTTTTTAAAGAAAATATAGGTTTATTAGTAGCTATATATAATCTCCAATAACCTGATTCTTCAAAAGTACTACTTCTTCCACTTCTATCTATAATAGTTTTTTCACCATTTCTTTCAGAATAACCTATACTACAATAAATTCCTAAACTTCTTAATACATAAGCTAAATCATCTATGAGTCTTTTATTTTTTTGAGTAAATTCACAATATCCATCTTTAGTTATACTTCCATCAGTATCCATTAAACCTCTTACTAATTCTATTCTTTGTTTAATAGAACCATATTTATATACATCAGGTATAAATTTACTTTCACTTGTTACATTCAAATTTAATAATTCTATTTCTCTTTTTAAAGGGTTGCATCCAAATTTAGCATTTTTATAATCTAAATTATTATATCCGTATTTTTCTTTTAATATTAAAGTATAATTATTATTTACTAAATCTTTACTATATGTATAAGCATTATCCCACTTTTCATTTAATTTAGTTATTACTTTATTTACTATTTCTATATCGTCAGATGCTAATTTTATATTTTTAGTACTCATACTACCATCACCTAATAATGCTCCTAATACATAAGGAGGAATAGATAATTCTTTTTCTGGAAATTTAACAGGTTGTAATTCAGGTACTTTATATTTATAAGTTTTTTGACCTGATTTATGACCATAAGTTAATCCTAAATCATATAATTGTTTTGTCGTATATGTTTTATATTCAGGAACTCCTTTTCTTATTCTTGTTTCTACTGTCCATAAATGATTTTTTCCACAAGTTACTTCTCTACCATCTAATAATTTAATTTTCCATATTTCTTTAATTCCTTGTGGTAAAACTTCTGTTACATTAGTTATATTTCCATATCTATCAAATAATTGAGTACCTACTTTTACATCTCCCATTTTTATTTCTCCATTAGGAGAAATTAGAATTTCACTATGAGGTTGTTCTGCACCGACTCCACGAGGTTTAAGCCAAAATATATCTAAACCTCCACTAAGATTATCTACTGTGTCTACTAAATCTAAACTACAAGGTCTGCATAATTCTTTGTACCGCTCTAGTTCTTTTCCTGTTTCTAAACCAAACCTTGCTATGTCACAAGCCCAAAAATATCTCCAATCTTCATCCCAAAAATCAGGAAAAGCAGATACACGTCTTCCTACTTTTCTACTATGTAAAGGATTATTCTTATGTATTCCAGGACTATTAATAACTGTTCTATCTATCTGAACTACATTAAGGTATAAAGAATGTTCTCCTGTTAATTTAGTATCTCCATGACTATCTCCATTTACAAATCTAGCTATCTGTTCCTTTGCAAAATCTTGCATATAATAAGGAAGTGCATCAAATGGAACAGGTATTTTAGTTTTACTATTAGGAGGATTTAACTCATTATATATCTCTCTATACTCATCATCATAAGGATAACATTCATGTTTCTCATAATAAAGTGCTAAATCTCTAAAATAGTTAATTCCTGTAAACATAATTAAGCTGTCTGTCTCATATAAAGATTTCTATTGGTTTCTAATTCAGAAACTTCTTTACCCATCTTTCTGTTATCTTGTGCTAACTCAATTCTTAATTTCTTAATCTTAGTAAATGCAGTATCTAAACTAGTAATAAAAGTAAGAATACCATTAAAATCTGACTTGGCTTTCTCTATAAGTATATTTCTTTCAGCTAATTTCTCTTGGTCTAATTCTCGTATATCTTCTTGTAAAAATGTAAGAACTTTTACTGTATGAGTTTCTACTTCTTTAAATAAACTTAATTGAGTTTCTAAGTTACTTTCTAAAGTATCTAATAATCTTCTTTGTGTATTAGATGTATCTTCTTTAAAATAACCTATTGCTTCTTCTATAAGTTCATCAGGTTGCCAAGTTTTAGGAAGTCCTAATCTTTCTTTAATTTTATCATCTCTTTGCTTTCCTTTATAACCTTGATAATGTTTTTTACTAATTGTAAAATAAATATAAGCAATCTCTTTAGTTGCTACTTCTTTTACTCTTGTACTTTTACCATTCCTAGAAGTTACAAAACCATTATCTCTTGTATAAATCTTTTTAAGAAACTCAATATTTCTACAAGCTGGACTAAGTACAGGCATATCATCTACTAATTCAAACCAATCTTCTAGTTCATCCATTACTTATAATTAGTTAGAAATAATATAACATACAACAATAGAATAAGAGTACCCATTAAATTAATTGTTATCAATGGTGCATCATCAAACTCTCCTTTTACTAATGGAAGAATAAAATAAAAAGGAATAAAATATTTCATGCTTGTAATTCTTCTTTAAGTTGAGCTAAATGTTGTCTTTTTATTTTACTCTTTTCTTTTCTAAGGTCTGGTTTCTTATACTTTCTATAATAGATTTTCCCAAAACCAGTAAGCCAAAAGAAAATAGCTTTCTTTTGGCTTGCAAAACTTTTAATAGTATCGAAGAAATGTGTAAGAACTTGCAATACTCTTCCTCTATCTTCTCCTAGTTCTTCACTAATTTCCGTTATAAATCTATTGGTAGTAGGATTCTTAGTTAGCATTTAATATACTTGGTTCTTTCTTTTCAGTAAAAGCTAAAACTACATCTGTCATTTCCACAGTAAAGTAATCTTTATTACCTATCGTGAATCTTGCAATAGTTGTGTTAGGTTGTAAAAGTATGAAATAATTTTCTTTAATTCCTAAAAAATCTCCACAATTTTTTCCAACTTTTATTACTTTATATAAAATATCTGTTCTAAGGTCTTTAGTTACTCTAACTAAACCTGATTTTGCTTTATCATAACTTTCTGGTACTTCTAATAATATACCGTTAGCATGAATAATAAGATTCTCAATACTTACTCCTTCTAATTTAATTGCTGACATAATTTGATTTGTTTAGTTAATTGGATTATTTACTACCCATTAGGATAGGGTGTTGGATTATTTATTAATCTTCAAATTCATAAGTTTCTTCTGTTGCAGGAATAATCTTACCATAAATAGGTTCTGATACATTCCACTTTCCATCTACACAACTATAAATTATTTTATATACTCTACGTTCACTTGGAGGAGAAGGGCTATATGAATAACAAGTATATTGAATATAAATCATTTCTATTCTATCATCATATACATCTACTTCATATCTATATGGTTCTGACCAAACAGGTTCAAGTATATTAGCATAACTTGCTGATGCTGTAGAATTTGGAGTAAATGATATACTACCAAGATTACTATCTGGAATACTTATAGTTCCAAATGTACTTTTATTATTATTATCTGTTGTCATTTGATTTTGTAAATTATTTGATTTTGTAAATTATTTGATTAACTAAACTAAGAAATTCATCTAATTCATTTTGTAAATGACTATGTGGAATAGCTGTTCTTGCTTTCAACAAATAATCTTTTAATTCGATTACTTTGTCAATAGCTTTTGAAACTTCTGTTCTGCATATAGGTATAGATAATTTAAACACTATACCATAAGTTCCTTGTGCTGATTCTACAAATCCATCTAATTTAGCATTTAAACCATCGTATAATTCTCCTAATGCCTCATGTAATGCTAAATTTACATTAGGTTTAATTGCCCAGTGATTGAGTTGTGTGCAAACTCTTGCTTCCATTAAAGTATTACAAACATTCTCTATTGTAATACCAAGTGATATAGGTAAATCCATTATGAATATAGTTTTTTTGCTCGTTCATCTAATATTGTATATACTTCATTTCTCATCATATCAAAAGGTTCTGGAAATTCTCCAAATGGAGTAACATGAGTTAATTGTGTATGTACTACTTCATAACCTGCTAACTCTAAAAGAACTCCGTACATAGTTAATTGCAACTTGTATAAATTCCATTTACAATCGTCTAAATGTTGAAGAGGAGCTTTAAATGTTTGAAATTCATTTTTCTTAGTTATCTTTTCATTAGTTTTATAATCATCAATATAAACTAATCTCTTTCCATCTATTGTTTTTATAATTACTTTATCTGCTTTACCTGATACTTTATAGTAATCATTATATAATAAAAGTTCTGCATGAAAACCATCTTCTAATTTAGATAAATCAAATGAATATGTTAATGCTGTTGGTACTCTCATACTATTTATAGTATCATAACCATTAGAATAAGATTCAGCTTCTTTCTTATTATGATAATCTGTTCCTTTTTCAGAAGCATTATCTGATTTATCTTTCCATTGCTTTTTAAAATGTTCTGCTTTAGCGTAAGCATGATTAAGTTTATTTTTCTCAATAAAACTGTGCATATATACTACAGCTTCATCTTCATTATCATTATCTCTATAACTCTTTAATTTATTTTTAACAGCATACCAATATTGTTTTCCATAACTTTGACTTACTATAATCTCTAATGCTTTATATAAAGTCCAATACTCATTATGGAACTTCTTTTGATATTGTCCTATTATAGTTGTTACTGATATATATGCTTCTTTACTCTGTACATTTCTATATTCATGTATATCCTCTCTAAATGAAATCTGTCCATTATTAGCTTTCATTGCTTTTTCATAATGTTCAGATTTATTATTAGAACGAACTGCATTTACAAAAGCTGTTGCTCCACTTCCTAATATACTGTTTAATTTCATGGCAATTTATACAATTTTATGCAAAATTTCTACCTATATATTATATATTTATTTTTTGAACAAAAATAGGTGAAATAATTTACTCCACCTATTTTAATCACTTATTATGAAAGACCAAACCTAACTATATTTTACTCCATGTAAGAAACTTTACAATCGCACTCGATGCTCTAACTACTGCATTAAAACCTTCTGTTTTAATAACATTAGTTTGCCAAGATAAAGAATATTGAAAAGGATTAAGTTTAATTTCTTTACCTTCTATATCTGTACTTGAAGGAATAGAATCTTTTTTCTTTTGTTCTTTCTTTTTAGCATCTTCCATTAAAATATCAATTAACTTAGCAGCGAGTAATTTACTAATATCAACTTCTACTAATTTACTTGGATTAAATGTAAATCCTACTGCTTCTTGTCCTTCTGTTAATTCTCCTTCTCCATTAGGATAAGATAAGAAATCACCTACACTCATTGATAAAATCTGTTGTAATTCTGTCTGTTGTTCCATTTGCTTAAATTAGTGTTAAAAATTCAGTGTATAATTTATTTTCATTAATCCAATGCTGTTTATAAAATTTAATTGCTCCTTGTTGTGCATTCTTTATGTTAGGTCTTTTAATATATAGTTTATATGATTTGTTAGTAAGTTCTAGTACTTCAACTTCTTGTTTTTTAATTAACTTGTTTAAATCTTCTGGATGTAAACTTCCACAATAACTACATACTCTATCTTCTCCTATTTTATCCCAAGAATCCATATTAGAAGGAGTGAATAAAGATTCTTCTCGTCTAGGACATAAATGAATTTCTTCTCCTTTAATTCTTTTTCTATATGCGTGTGTACTTATTTTATTAGAACCTCCGTAACCTAATAAAGTACTATCTATATGACTATTGATTTCTTCATTTTCACCATATATAAGAGATAGTATATTAACAAATTCAAGAAATGTTAAATCCTTATGATTAAGTTTTAAAGTATCAGTATTAACTTCTATACTGAATACCAAATCAGAATCAAATCTTGCTTTTAATTCAGAATGTGTATATTTCATTTTGTTTGTAAATCTAAAATTCTCATTTCTAAAATCATATTATAAGTTTCCATTGTTTGAAGTTGTAACATAAGATACTTATGTTGTATTTCTCCTACAATATCTACTACATTACCTTTACTAAGAAAATCAGCTAATTTAATTTTCTTATCTTGTAATTCTTTTTGTTCTTGAATAAGTCTATCAAGAAAAGTAGTTGCTTGTTGTTCCATTTCAATTAATTGTTTTAAATATAAAGATTCATTTACTTCCATTTCTTCATTCTGTAATAACTCTTTAATTTGTTGTTGATTCATAATATAATGTTTTTAAAAAGTTATATAAATCTCTATTAAATCTTGCATCATGTAAATTAGTTTCTGTTTAACTGTTTTCTACCCATTAGGAAAAGTAGTTGTTCTATCCTCCCCCTATTGCTTCGTTTAAGTTATCACAAGGATTTCTTTCTATTGCTACTACACTAGTATAGCTATCATAATATCTACGTACATAAACATATCTTTCTGACCAAGCATTAAATTTAGGTCTGTATGTAGTAGAACGTCCTGTTGTTACATAATCCTCTATTGTCTCAAACCTAATATCTAATTTATTAAAATTATCTCCTGTTTTCTGAACAGCTTCTTTTAATTCTTCAATTATTTCTTTTGTAGAATACCAATCTATTCTATAATTATATGTATATACTGCTTTTTTTATTTCTTCTTTTTCTGTTCTAGTATGATTATAAGATTGTATATTACCTACTAGCTTATTATAAGCAATAGCTTCTTCTAATGTCATTGTTGTTTTCTTTTTCATTCTTTCATCTTTGGTTTTGTAAATAACTGATTAATAAAATCAAAATTATTCAATTCATAAGTTAATCCTTCATAATTAGACTTATGTACTTCATAATGGTCTATATCTCCGTTAGTATGTATTGTATAATGATTATTATAAGTACGAATAACAAGATAATCTGCAAATGCTCTCCATGATGTATAAGGTTTATCAATACCTGTTCTATATTTAAAACCTATTAATGCTAATCTTGCTTCTAATAGCTCTCTTGGTTTAGAAACATTTCTCTTTACTACTACTTGAATTGCCATATTACAATCTATTTATATATCCTAAGTAAAACATCATATATTTTAAATTATCAATCGCTTCATCTAATTCTTTACCTTTTAATGGTATTAAAGCCATTCTAGAAGGTTTCTTGTTTTTCTTTTTCATAGTCTTCTTTTGGTCTAGTTTTACTTAATTCTTCTGAATTAGGATATTCTTCTTTATCAACTGCTTTTTCTTTAACGCTTAACTTATTAGGATACTTCTTTAATCTATCTCCTCTAAATATATACTCTGGATTAATCCAAAATATATTAGGTTGTACTGTAAATGCTATCATATCATATCTAACAAGGTCTTTAATAGCTTCTTTGTATGTATTTACTGATTTTACATCTAGTTCTTTCATGTATCTCTGTTTATTAATTTTAATATAATCAAGACCAGGTTCTAATTCATCCATAAGCCAAAGAAGTAATTCTTTTGCTCTTAAACTTAGTCCATTTCTTATCTTTCTGTTCTCTGAACTAATGTAAAATTTAGTAAATGGAGTAGCTTCTGCTGTTACAACTACATCTTCAAATATAATATTACCTTCATTATCTTTTTCTCCACTACTTTTGTACTGATTCTTAATTGTTATTTTATTAACAGGTATAACAAAACCCCTTATAAATGGATTTACACCTAAATAAATCTTTATTTCTGTACCTTTTTCTTTAGTAACATCTTTTAATTTCATAATCCTATCAATTATTTGACAAATATGTACTATTAAATCGAATTATCATAATTTTGACACAACTAAATTTTTGATTCTGTCAATTTAATACAATACTGTCAAAATCCTGACATCATTTTATAGGCTTTTGACATAGATAACTCATTGATTACCAGTTATTTACACCGCTTTTCTCTATTTTATGAAAATACCTATAATATTAAATAAAAAAAGTTTTTTATAGTTAAAATAGAATGTATTATACCAAAAATAGGTACTTATTGTAGAGAATAGGTACTTTCTATATAATATAATAAAGACCCCCCGTACTTCTTTTTATAGAATGTAGAGAAATAGTAAGTAAAAAAATGAAATTCTTTACATGAAAAACTAAAGTTCGGAAATTTGTTATTT